CTATTCGATGATTCGAAATCCCGCCCTTCGTCGCGCCGCCTCCCGCCGCGATTCTTTGTCTTCCCCGATCAAAAAAGCATCGCTGACAAGGCGCTTGCGGTTCGCCTTCTTCAAATAGCGATCCGCCTCGCGCTGTGACGAATGCCCCATGGCCTCCTGTATCTGGCGCGCGGTCGCTCCGTTCTCGGCAAGCCAGTTGCCAAAGGAATGCCGCAAGCCGTGCAGCGTATAGCCGGCCGGAATGTCGGCCTGCTTGGTCCAATGCGCCATCATCCCGGTCAGGGACTTTTCTGAAAAAGGGTTCCCGTAAGCATTGACGAGCACATGGCCGGTATCGCGTGGCAGCGGCGCTAGCGCGTCCGACAGCTGGCGGCGCAAGGGCAGGAACATTTCCTTGCCGCCGGTCCTCTTGTTGTTCTTTTTCTGGCGAAAGGCAAAGGCGAACAGCGTGATCGGCTCGCCGTTCGGAAGTTCCACCTCTTCCTCGACCAGATGCTCCCATTTCAAGCGGGCGATATCCGACCGCCGATTGCCAAGCCAGAACGCCAGTTCATAGCAAGTCCGTGCCGCAGTGCCGATGGGGTGCCTCGCCTCGTATTTCTGGCGGATTTCGAGTGGCCACGGTTCGTGCCCTTCGGTCGGCGGGATTTTGGCTTGCAGGGTATAGGTCGGATCAACCTCGATCCATTCCTCTCGGATCGCGACCGCAATCAGCTTCCGCAATGCGACGAGAAAGTGCTTGGCTTTCGTCGGGTGCTCCAGCTGGTGTGCCTCGATCAGCTTCCGGGCGTCCTTGATCTTCATCGACTTGACCGGCACGTCTCGCCACGTGATTTCTTCGCCCTGAACGATGGGTGTTTTGAGGAAGATTTTTATATAACGCTCGTTTTTATCTTGCGTGGCGTCATCCAGCGCGAGCCAATAATCGTTGGAGCGCTGCAAGAGCCGCCATGCCGCGCCGAAGGATCGCGCGTCGCCGATCTGGACAATTCCAGCCGACGCGACCACCATCCGCCCCTCGACCGCGCTTTGATAAGCACGCTCGAATTCCGGGTCGCCGGGCTTGCCGGGCAGATTGATCTGGCGCCCGTTGCGACCGGACTCGCGGTAGCGCCAGACCTCTTTGCCGTTCTTGATGCGCGACGATACGCCGGGATGACTAAGCAGCTTTCCCATTCCGCCCCTCCAGCCGATCGGCGATCCAGACCTTAATCAGCGCTTGCCGGGTGATACCCAAGCGCTGCGCCTCTTGGTCCAATTTTCCAACCACCCACGAAGGGAAATCTACATTGACCCGATGGGGCTCCAAATTGGGGCGCTGCGCCTTATCCCAATCCACCGCCTCGGCGATGTCTTCGCCGGCATCAAATCGCCGGTCAAATTCAGAGGCTTTCATATTGCTCTATCTCCTTTTCCCGGCTGCGGCGTACCGAAATGATCCGAATGGCTGTGCCGCGATAGGTGAAAACCGCTGTCCAGTGCTTGCCGTTGATCTGGCCGATTGCCAGAGAGCGGGGCTCATCTTCGGTTTTCGCCGGGACTTCCAATAGCCGGTCGTCAAGCCAGAGGGCCTGCGCGGCATCAAAGTCGATGCCGTGCTTTTCAAGGTTCGTGGCGCTCTTGGCCGGGTCAAATTCGAAGTCCATCGCCGGACGTTAGGATAGAAAATATATTACTTCAACTATGGAAACGCAATCAGGGAGCTCCTTTTCGGCTCCTTTCCAATAGCTCCTCTATGCGGCTTGCTTCGCCCTTCTTGGGCAGTTCGGAGAAAGCGATATCCAGTTCGACGCGATCCCATATGGTGCGGCCGTCGATCTGCCGGGGCTTCGGCATGCGGCGCTCGGCAACCAGCTTGTCAAATTTGGTCGGGCTGACGCCGACATATCGCGCGGCTTCATCATGCGGCAAACCGCGCGGCGGATAGGCGAGTGGGTCGGGTCTGATGGTCATAGCGGCAACCTCGTCTGCGCTTCCTCCTCATCGGCCCACTGCCGATAGTCCTCGGCGATGGCCTGCATAACCTCGATTTCATGCTCGGCGGATTGCTGCCGCATGCGGCCCTCGGCGACGAGCCGGGAATAGACCCACCGCCGCCGCTTGACCTCGCGGGCGGCGCAATTTGCTTTTTCGCGGTAGCTGATCATTGGCGTGTCATCTCCCTATCCGGGTGCCCTTCCGGGCCGAAAAGGATCATCTCGTTGACGGGGATCAGGTCGCCGACATTCGCGATCAGGGCGTCGAGCATCTTCTTGCGCATGCCCGGCGACCAGCCGGCAATGAAGGTGGCGACCAGATCGGCAAGCACGACGTTCTGGACCTCCGGCGGGTGGCCGGCCAAGTGCGGCTTAATCGCGTCAACGACCAGATTGACCTGATCGCAGATTTTCTTGGTTTCTTCCTTCGTGACGACCATTGCCGTTCTCCTTTGGCTTGGCGGCCAGCGCGTGAAGATAGCAGGTCGCCTCCGGGCTTTTGCTCTCGCCTCTGATAAGCTGTTCTGCCGTTCGGCAGCACGCCTCAACAAAGGGGATATCGTCGGGCAATTGTTGCACCCACGCCGCCTTGACGGTCGGGGCGAGGTTTTCGAGCTTCCACTGCGCCGAGGTTTCCTCATCGGTCGCGAATCGTAGAAACTTCGCGATGCATTCGTCCCGATGCGGGGTGGCAGCGGCGGCGGGGTTGTCTTCAGGATTAGGGGATTCGCCACCGCCGCTGCCTGCGTCGGCCTCGCTGGAGGATGAGGCCGGCGGTTCATCGTCGCCGGGATCGGGCGACTCCTTGGAAAGCGTCTCGGGATCGATGCCAGTCACGCGCTCCAAATACAGCATGGCGTCTTCGTAGAATTCCTCAAATTCTGGCTCGGTCAGATCGTTCAGGCTGCGCGGGTACATGATCCGCACCGTGCCGGCGGTGCCCCCGTCGTCCATCAGCCCGAACGTCCGCTTTATCGCGTTCGCGGCGTCTTTGACGGTGCGCCAGGGCGTGTTGCAGTTCTTGATGACGAGTCCGAGGATCGCCCAAAATTTGCGGCGCTTCTTGCTTTGCGGATCAGTGATCGGCTGGACGAACATCGTCGTGCCATACCGGTAGGACTCGAGCCTCTCGGCGGAAAAGGCATCGGCCGGCGCCAGCTTGCCGGCTTCGACGGTCATGCGGAGCGGGGGGATATCGTTCTTCATTGCTCTATTCTCATCAATCGCCGTGAGAACCGCGAATAGGTCGCGCCCATCCTCTGGTAGATCAGGCGGTCGGCGTAGCGATCGCTTTCCAGCGCCTTTTCATAATTGAGGCGGCGAGGCGCTGGTATTGCTCGGCGCGCCATAGTTGCTCCTCGTCCTTCGTCATGCCGGCACCCGATCGGCCAGTAGGGCGTCGAAGCGTTTTCGCAAGCGCCTGAGTTCCGACATCGCCCCGCGCCCGTCGCGCTTGGCGACCTCCTCCAGATGGGGAATGCCCGAGGCAATGGACGCCTCGATTTCGGCGCGGGTCGCGGCGCGTCCGCCTGCATAGAATTCGAGCCCTTCCGGCTCGCCGACGAAGAACAGGACGCCGTTTGAAACCTGCATCAGGCTATAGAAGCGCGTGACCCAAATCGCGGTCACGCCGGGATTGCGCTCTATCATGATCCCGGCGACCTCGCGGGCCTCGGGCAGATCGCGCTCGCGGCGCTTGGCGTTGGGATTGGAAAGAAAGGGGCATGCCTCGGCGGCAAAGACCGCGCAGTCGTAATGCGATGGTGGCTCGGAAGATACCCGGTTTATGCAGCACATCGGGCCGAGGGCGAACGCCTTGCGGGTGCCCATGACATCGCCGCAAATCCAGCAAAGGTTCCGCCTGACGCATGCGGCCATGTGGTCGTGGCTGACGAGGCGAAAATCCGGTTCGCCTTTCTTGTCCACGACGCCGACAAACTTCGGGATGGGGAAGCCTCGCTCGTCGCGAGGCAACCGGGCGATGCGGGAGGGCATATGCTTGAATTCGCGCCGGCTCATTTTTTCAGCACCTCCCTTGCGCGGACGAGGGCGGCGCCGAACGTCCATGGCTTGGGCTGCGCTACTCGGTTCCAGCCGGGCGGCAAATCGCGCGCGTCCAGCCCATAGCGGCGCAGATGCGCCCGTTCGGAGTCGACGAACGCATGGGGGAAGCCACGGCAGCGGAGATATTGCGCCAGCAAGCACTCGCGGCAGCTGATGTAATCATAATATTGCTCCGGGTCCTGCGCGGCCAACCAATCGATCAGGGCGGCATTGTCGAACGTCGGTCTCACTTTGCATCCTCCTTTTCGAGATCGCGCAGGCGGCGCGCTTTGATCTTCTGGCAAATCTCTTGATCAAGGTCGGAGCCTTCGAACCGCGCCATGGGGTCAAGCTCGGTCCAGACTTCCTCCACGCTGGCGGCGTCTTTCGCCTCGGCCAGCCGGTCGCGCAGTTCGTCAAAGAATTCCGCGTCGGGGATTGCGTCGGCATCGACGCCGCCCATTTCCTCGCGATCGGGGTCGGGCTCGTCATCAAGGGGGGAGGCCGAGTCTACCGGCGGCTGCCCGGTCCCTGACTCGACCTCCGTCGCGTCACCCTGCGCCGTCTGGATTTTTTCACCAGCAGGGCTCTGCTGACCTATGCGCGGCGCGCGCGGCGCTGGCGGCAATAGGGCAATGTTCTGGTCCTCGGCGATCCGCCGGCCCTCGTCCTCGTCATAGATGCCGGCAAAGCCGAAGGCATAGCGGGCGCACTGCATCAGCGCCTTGTGGCGCAACATGCGGTGCTTCATCTTCCACGGTTCGGTGTCGCGCCAGCACTCGGCGAGGTATTCGGTGACGACGGTCGGGTGGCTCCGGTCCTTGCGGTGCATGATGCATGTGCAGGAAATCGGATCGCCGTTGGCATCGCGCTCCCACGTGAATTCAAAGCCATCGCAAGCCGGATGCGAATTGACGAGGTTGATCCACCCGTCAATCGAGACGATCGGCACGACGCCGCCGCCGCGTTTCGGATAGGCGAAAATCTCGCGCGTCAGCGGGTTAAGGTCGTATTTCTTGGCGACCAGTAGGAACGCGGCAAATTCCTCGCGGGTCAGCGGCCGGAATTGCTCGCCCTTTTTTGGCGTCGGCGAGCATTGCGCCCGCACCGTCATTTCGAAGGCATCGGCCTCCATGCCGAATTGCCCGGCCATATCGATCAGCACCGACCGGCGCGGCGCTTTTGCAAGCTGGTTCATACGACTGTCCTTTCCTCGACAATCTCCATTCCAGGCACCGCGACGTTGGCTTTCGCCAAGCGCGCGCAGGCCTTATCGGCGGCGTCCTTGATTTCTTGGCTGTCCTTGATCGCGGCGAGGAAGGTGTCGTGATCCACGATCCGGCCGACGCGGCGGGTGCGCAGCGATGTCTTGGCGCCGGTCCGCCCGGCTTGCGGGCGCCTATATTCCGCCTCGCGTTCGGCCTCTTTCGCGGCGGCCAGCTTTTCGCCGGCCTCGCGCTCGCGCTCGGGCGTCTTCGCCTTGCTCAACGTTCCCTCGGCCTCGCGGCGCAAGCGCTCGGCTTCAGCGGCGGCGGCCCGCACGCGCTCCTTTTCAATCCGGTCTTGTTCTTGGAGCCACGCCAGCTGATGCCGTTTCAGGAGCTTTTGCAGGCCGTCGGGCTCCTCGCGCAGTTCGCGCCATTTGGAGTCGATCTTCCGGGCCTTGACGAGAACCGGCGCTTTTTCATCGGCGTGTAGCGTGTCGGCGCGGTTGGCGATGTCCTTGAGCCGCCGCGCCCATATGGCCGCCTTGTCGGCTTCCTCCTTGCTGGCAATCGGCTTTTTCAGGAAGGCGAGGGCCTGTTCCTTTTCGCCGAGCCATTCGATGCGCAGGGCCTCATATTCATCGGCCTCGGCTCCGCTGTTATGGCCTATGCCGGCCGCTGGCCGCTCGGGCTCATCGGCCCATCCGTTGCCGGCCTTGGCCCGGTCAAACGCCTCCTCGCTGATGGGCTGCTTGACGGCCGACAGGAACAAATCATCGATCTGTTCGCGATCGACGGGGCGGCCGGATCGCGTCGCGTACCAATCGCCGTCAGCGCCCCGCCAAAACTGCACAGGCTCCCAATCGCCGCCCTTGCGGCGGACGCGGAAATAGCCGGTCCAAGGCTCGCCCGGATGAATGGTGAGTTTTCCGGTGCCAATCTTGCTCGGATCAGCGAGCGCGGCCTGCCATTTATCCCAATCGTTTTGCATGAAGTCCTACCTTTGATGGAGATCCTCATGAAAACAATAATTTCATATACCCACAAGAGCGGTGCAAATCTTATTTTCAAAATGGGAATAGGGTCGCTGGCTAACGTGGAGTCAGCCCGATGCGGAGACTCGCCCCCGAAGCACAGTTGCGGCCTCGGGCGGCGTCAAGATATCCGTAAGTGTGGTTAGCGATCGGCGCGCGCGATGGATCGGGCGGCCTGCTGCTTGGCGCGCATAACGTCGATATCCGCGCCGGTCAGTGTCATCGAGATCGGTGCACGCCTGGGGAAGTGAAGATGATAGTTGAACTCGTCGGTAGCCGGGTTAAACCGGACATGGCTCTTTTGCACCTCCGGGCGCGCGGCGCGCCGGATCACCTCGGCGAATTGCCGGGCCGGGTAAGGGGCGTTTCGAACGCTGGAAATCATCGCTGCGAGGGCTTGGCTCGCCTCATGCTGGAGCCAAGCGGCGTCGTCAAACGATCGGATCAACACGGCCATTCGCCGGCCGTCATCCGTTTGCATTTGGGCGATGAAATGATCGCCCACCGCAACGACGTGAAAGTCTGTCAGGGCCGGAGGAAGTCCATCCTCTGGATCAATTGCTGACGATACCAAGAGTCTACCCATAACCGCATGAATCCTCTCATAAAGTTGGTTTCCGCCGCTTTGAATATTCCCCCGCTTTAGTCACCTCGCGTAGGTTAAGACCCGAGGCCTCGTCGCCCCCTTGCTCCTTTCGTCCTAATGCCCGCAGCCGGTTATCAATCATGGCCTGAAAGTGCTCATAGAGCGTTTCGTATTCCTCCGGCGGCAGCAGTTCCAGCCTCGCATCGATGCTCGGCTTTGCGATCGGGGTGCCTTTCCCCTCGGCAAGCCAGACCCAAGAAATGTTGAATTCCTTGGCGATCATCATCAGGTGATCGCGCTTCATTCCGACGCCGATCTCCCAATTTCCTACGGCGCCTCGGGTCACTCCGAGGCGGTCTGCGAAATCAGTTTGTCGGTGATATCCGAGAATTTCTTTCCTGAGAAATCTGATGCGTTTGCCAAGCTCGATAAGCTCTGCATGCTTCTCAGCCTCCCTTTTTTTTCCCGCCGCCAATTCGGCTCGGCTCACTAATCGCCTTTTCCCGCTCGTCACAGGTGCATTTCCCCCACCAGGTTCAACCATGCCACACGCCAGCTTAACTTGTCACCGTGAATTTCTCAAAATGTGTTGATCCCTCGTGAAAATATTGCTTACATTCATAAATGAACGCGAGCAAACAAAACTTATCGACTGATCCTCGGGCCATTGCATGCGAGGCCGCCAAGACTCGCGCAGGCGGGGCGAAGTTCCTCGCCCGAAGGCTCGGCGTTTCGCGCCAGCTGGTTCATGCCTGGAAGATCGTCCCGGCAAAGCACGTGCTGCGCGTCGAAAAGGAAACCGGCATTTCCTGTCACATTCTGCGCCCCGATGTTTTCGGCCCGGCGCCAGCGACTAAGGAGACGGCAGAATAGCCGCTTTTTCGTTCCGCCGACCTTCTGCCCTGGCCGGCGGGAAAGGCCACCGCGCCCCATTCCCCCGCCGTGGTTTTCCTTCCTCCACGGCGCCTTCGCGACGCGGTGGCCGCCCTACCAGAGGAGGCCACCCAATGCCCGCCACCATCGGCGACAATTCCAAGGACCTTACGCCAGCCGAGCAAAAGGCCCTCTACATGCACCACTTCGGCGCCATCCTGAAACAAACAGAGATATGCAAAGCCGAGAACGCCGAGCGCCTAAAGCTTCGCAAGCAGGCCAAGGCGGACGGCATCGTCCTCGCCGACATCGATTTCGGCCTCCGCTGCGCCCAGATCGAGGACCCTTCCGTCATCGTCAATGAGCAGAAGCGGCGCGCCGAGATCGGCGGCTACTTCGCACTTCCGATCGGCGCTCAATCAGAATTCGACTTCGACCGCGAGCCGGCCGTCGATCGCGCATGGCGGAAGGGCGAAAGGGCTGGATATGAAGCCGTCAACGCCGACACCAACCCCTATGACGAGAACTCGGCGCAGGGCCGGGCATGGGCGAAAGGCTGGAAAGAGGCGCAGGCGGAAATGGCCGCCAACCTACAGTCCGCCATGGAAAAGAAGCAGGCCGATCGCGTGCAGAAGGCCGCCGATCTGCCCGCCGCTGATGATGGCGAGAACGATCCCGAGGACGACCACGAGGCCGATCCGGCCGAAGCCGCCGAATAGGGGGGCCGCCGCCATGCAACCCGAGAAAGTAATCTGGAAAGAGGCCGACCGGGACAAGGTGGCCGAGATGCTCAAAAAGGGCTGGTCGGCCGCAAAGATCGGCCAAGCGATGGGGATTTCCCGAGGCGCGGCCATCGGCCGGATTTTCCGCAATGACCGATTAAGGACGCTGATGAAGCGCCCGCCCAAAGCCGCAAGCCCGAGGAGGTGGCCGGTGAAGAAAGGCGCGCGCTCGACCGGGAAAGAGAACCCGGCGCCGGTCCTCCAGCTGCCGCCGCCACCCATGCGGCTTGTGCCGCTAGCCGAGTTGAAGCGCGGCGATTGCCATTGGCCGGCGAGCCCCCATGGGGCCGCCCCTGATCAGCATCTATTTTGCGGCGCCGGCACCCGCAAGGGCGAGAAATGGTGCCCCTATCATCAGCTGATCGGCTATCAGCCTCGGGCGCCGCGCCATGGGTAAGCGTTCCGACTTCCCCCGGCGCAAGGCGGACGATTACGCCACGCCCTTGAAGGGGGTCACGCCAGTGCTCCCGCATCTTCGCGCCGAGGGGATCGTGACCTTTGTCGAACCGTGCGCGGGCGCTGGCAATCTGGTCGCGCATCTATGCAGCTTTGGCTTCCTTTGCGCTTTTGCCCGCGATCTGCGCGACGGCTTCGACGCCCTGACCTGCGATCCAAACACTTTCCAAGGCGCCGACGCCGTCGTGACGAACCCGCCGTGGACGCGGGCGGTGCTCCATCCGATGATTGAGCGCTTTTCCGATATCCTGCCGACATGGCTCCTGTTTGATGCCGATTGGGCGCACACCAAGCAAGCGGCGCCCTACCTCGATTATTGCTCCCACATCGTCGCTGTCGGCCGGCTCAAGTGGATACCGGGCACGAAGCACCAAGCCAAGGATTCCTGCGCGTGGCACCGCTTCGACCGCCGGCATTCTGGCGGCCCGCACTTCATCGGCCGCCCCTCACATGAAATCGCAAAAAGTTACCGTGGAGGCGGCGCAATGAACTTCCACCAGAACCTGCCCGGCCTCGTCAATCGCGCGGCGTCGCAGCTGGCGAATGCCGTCAGCGCGGCCGAAGTGCTTGAGGCTCGCCATTCCGCGTCGCTGGCCTATGACGCCGCGAAGAAAGCGGCCCGGTTCGCCAAAGCTAAGGGCGCGCATGACCAGCTGATCGCCGCCGCGCACCGCGCCCAAGCCGACGCGCTGGAAATCGAGTCGATCGCCAAGCGCCGGCTCGCCGATGAATACGACGCCGCGCAAGAGCGGGGCGAGGTCGCCGGCCCGCGCGAAGGTGATCACAGGCGTTCCGATAGGGAACGCCCGCCGACCGCCGCCGACATCGGTCTTTCTCGCAAGGAAGTCCATGAAGCCCGGATTATCCGGGACGCCGAGAAGGCCGATCCGAGAGTTGTTCACCGCTCGCTGGACCAGAAATTAGAGGCCGGCCAAGAGCCGACAAAGGCGGCGGTGCGCGAGGTTGTGCTTGCGGCGGCGCAATTGGGCCTTCGCGGAACTTCGCGGCCAAGCAACCGCAATCCGCTCTATCGCGCTCCAACGAAAGCCGGGGCGGCTTGGACTCATCTTTACGGCGCCTGCCGCGCACTCAGCGAATGGGGGGCCGAGGGCGAGAACTTGGCGCTCGCGCTTCGTGGCGTGGCCGAGCGAACCGACGACCAAAGCTCGAATATTGCCGCCGTAAGAAAATGCGTCGCGACGTTGAACCGCTTTTTGGAGGATTTGTGAATGCTGAACGATAAGCTCCGGACCTTCTTCGAACTGGTGAACAGCGCGGCGGCCATCCACGGCTTAAATGCAAAGGCGGTCGCTGACGCGGTGATCTATCAGGCATTCCCGGACACGACGGCCGCCGCCACAGTGGAGGGCGCCGACGCGATGCTTCGAAATGGCGTGATCGCGTTCCTCGCAAAGCACTTCAAGCACACCCTCGCCGATCCGCAACAGCTGTCGCTCGACATTCCCGAGCCGCTAACGCCCATCGTCACTAAGCTCAATTCGTTGGCGCATTACGTTGAAAGCGTCGGGCAATACGTCCCGGTCCCGGTTTTAATAGCAAACCCACATTGGCTGGACGATGCCCGCAAATATAAGCGGCGCAAGGGCGAGGAAACGTTGGACGAAGCCGCCGTGATGGACGAGCTATACGTTGCCCTCATGGGGTCCTGATGCTTATCCTCGGCCTCGACCAGTCCATAACACGCACCGGGTTCGCGCTCTACGAATACCCCGGTGACGAGCGCGACATGCGTTGCGGCTCGTTTTCGTGCAAGGACGCGGGCGATCCCGAGGAAAAATGCGAACTGTTCGCGCGCCAGTTCAAGCGGCTGGTCGGGCCGAAAGAGCGCCGCCCGGATTTCATGGTGTGGGAGCGTGCCCGGCGGCGCATCTCGGCTTATCCCAAGAAACCGAACCCTGATTTGCTCGGGCTGGGCGGCGATGATCCCGCCGTCTGGACAGTCAACGCCGATCAGCTGCTATTGCCGGAAATCCAAGGCATCATCCGGGGGGAGGCGATCAGCTACCGCATTCCCCATGAATCGGTCCCGCCGGCCGCATGGCGCGCGGCGATCTATGGCAAGGGTGGCGGCAAGCTGTCCCGCGCCGATGCCAAGGCGCAAGCGAGGGCCTATTGCAAAGCCCTCGGGATCGCGGCCGGGAACGAGGACGAGGCCGAGGCCGCATGCATCGCCAGATGGGCCGCGACGTGTTCGCAAAAATTCCGCCTACTATTTGCGGAGGCGGCAGCATGACGGCGGAACGGTGGATGCGCTTCTATCCGTCCGACTGGCTCGGAGACCCCGCCTTGCGCACATGCAGCTATGCCGCGCGCGGCCTCTGGATGGACATGCTTTGCCTCATGGATGCCGCTAAGCCTCGGGGTCATCTCAAGCTAAGTCGCCAGAAGGTCGATGCACAGACGCTCGCCACGCTGACAAACGGCACGCCCAGGCGGGTCGAAAACCTGCTCGCCGAACTGCAAAAAGCGGGCGTTTTTAGCGTCAATTCGAGGGGCACGATCTACTCCCGGAAAATGGTACGTGAAGAAAAGTGGAGCAAAAAGGGAAAAAAGATGTCAGCCGCTCGTTGGTCAAAAGGTGCTGAAACTAAAGAGGAACTCGGCACAAGCAATGCTCGCAGCATGACTCCAGAATCCAGAGTCCATAATAAGCAGGAATCTTGTAGGTCTAGACTCGGAGCCGCGCGCGCGAAGCGCCACCATCAGCCCGACCACGACCCCCCCGATTTCAGCAACGATCCAGTGAACCCAAGCGAGGCCCTTTTGCGCACTCGCATCGTCAAGCATTGAACCGAACGGCGGAAGCTGTGGAGGTAAGTGAGTCGCGGTAGCGTTCAGGTTGCTGTCAACTGGGACTGCTAGAAGGTTTGTTATAGGGACAGCAGACGGGAGCGATTGAAGTGGCAAACGTCATGAAATTCCGATGTGCCCAATCACGGCGTCGCAAGCGACGCAGACCATCCCACGTCACGAAACAGGGAACCTCCAATGAAAAGATCATCAGACAAGACCGTCGCCGCAGGTCTTCCGGCATGGCCAAAACTCCGGTCTCGCTGGCTGCGCACAATACTTGCTGGGACCGCGCTGGCCTTGGCGACGACTGCTCTTGCTCCGACCGCAAGCGCCGACATTGCCAAATACGGCATAACCACCGCGTGCGAGCCTGAGGACAAAGTCTGTGAGGCGCGCAGTGAGGCAGCCCGCCAGAGCTTCATGGAACACTGCGAAAAGGACGGTGGTGCTGTGTCTAATTACGGTGGTGGTGGTGGTATGTTGACTACAAGGTGCGTGTTTCAGGAGTAGGCGGCCCCGCCGGACGAAGGATGCCGCCCAGGCGCGGCGTCTCTTGGCCCTTGCCTCGATCTATGACAGCGGTCGCAACCAGATGCGGCGCGGGTGCGCAGCGTTAAGATTGACCGGGCCATGGGCTTCAATGCGCATGGCCCCGAAGGGCTGATCAATGGCAGGCTCCCGGTCTGCCATCACGTTTCAAACCGCATCGCAAAATCTACGAGGACATCGTCGCTCATTGCTGCGACGCCCGCCGCAAGCTCCAAAGTCAGCCTAGGCGCATCATGTCCATCGGGCAGAGAATGGGCAAATAGGTCTTGATCAATGAGAGGCCCGTATTAACCACAGAAATTGAGGAAGAACCCATTTATCTGCCAAGCGACAAGATGAATTCTTGCTCGCAGCCACCGCGCAGAACCTCAGAAGGTTGGCAAAGCTCAGGCCTGTGCGTGAATGCCCACGCGAGGGCAGCAATAAATTTGCGAAGCTCTACAACGCCGCCCAAAGCTCCGACGCGCTCAAACTCGAAGTCTTTTCAAAGATATCCGCCCAGGAGCCGTGATCGAAATCGAACTGCCGTGCGAGTGCCGGCGCGAAATCCCCAAAAAACTCATAGTTGTGCAGGAGCGACGAAAGGTTGTAGTTTGCCCATGTTATTCGATCAGTGCTTACCTAATGCTCTGAGTGGTAGACCGAGGTCGAAAAGATCCAACTTTTGACGATAGCAGAAGGCCCGAGCCGTCGCCTAACGGCAGCAGGCTTCCATACTCACTTCTCGGTCAGGCAATTTGGATTGGTTATTAAATCTCTGATGGTGCGATCGCTTCGATCGTCACATCGCTAACTGGAGCGTAAAAATGGCAGATAGTAATCTAAGTTACGGCGATACTTTGAGGATAGTCAACTCATACGGAGGACCGTTGAAGGGCGGCTATCTCGGTACTGGTGGGCCGTCGACCGTACCTGGTGCTGTGAGCACTGTTGGAGCGTATACGGACCACAACAAGTCTACGCAATGGAGAATATGGCCGGCGAAGCGCGGCGGTCAGAGCTTTGGAGAAGTCGTTAACAGTGGTGATCGGATTAAACTAAAAAATATCATCGATAAAGATACCAGCGATGAAGATTCAAATTTGCTGGCATTATTCAGCTCCAAACGGGCGACTAGTAGCGGTTATCCCGTGGGTACCACCAATATTATTGATGATGAAACGATTACCCCCGCCTGGTACATCCTTGTTAGTACCCCAAATAAAGCCAATGACCCAGGTTTGGTCAACGGGAATGACATATATTTGGTCGCTAGTTTTGATCAACTGGCAGGCGTTTTGGACACCAACGGCGTAGGCAGTGGCGGTTTCAGATACGACGTCACGGGTGCCCGTCTCGTCAATCGTGACGGCGGAAGCGGCTCTTGGCAGGTAGTCAAAAGCTGA